GGGCGGGGGAGGCTTTCGCCTCCCCCGTTAGGGTCACCAGAGGGTGCCGCTGACGATGGTGCGGGGGTCGTGGATGACCGGGACCGTCCAGAACACCGACTTGACCTGCACCTCGTAAGGCTCGTCCTGCTCGGTCAGCCAGACGTAGAGGCCGGGGGTCATGCCGTTCTCGACCACGGGGCCGTCAGCCTGGAGGCCGGTGGCGGTGCCGCCGTCGAAGCCGAGGCCGCCGTCGATGGCGGTCGGCGCGACCATCACGAAGGCGTTCTCCGCCATGAAGCGCGTGAGGGTCGGCTGACCCGTGTCGCCGTAGTGGTCGCTGGAGTTGTACATGCGGTCGTAGAGCACCAGCTGGCCGACGCCGTAGCGGTTGAGGTAGGCGTTCACCGAGTCGATGAAGAACGGGATGCCAAGCTGGTTGGTGCTCGGCGCGACCTGCCCGCCGATACCGGCGTAACCGGCGTTGGCGAGGCGCGTCTTCGTCTTGTCCTGCGCCAGCAGGTTCGTGAGCGCCCGGCGGCTGATGACCGTGAACGAGGAGTGGACGCCGATGTTCTGGTAGATGAGGTCGTCCCACGCCAGCAGGTCGTCGAGGCCGTCGGCGGTCGAGGCCTGGTCCCACCTGTCGCCGAGGGTGAGCGCGATCTTCTGGCTGGCCTCGAAGCCGTAGTCGATCTTGACGGTGCCGCCGGAGTTCGGGATGACGTACTCGCCCGTGGTGAGCACCTCCCAGCGCATCGCCTCGGCGCGGTCGAGGTAGCCGGTGACGAGCGCGTTGGCGAGCTGGTAGGGGCGGCTCCGCATGATCTCCTCGGCGGTGGCGCGGCGACCGTTGCGGAAGATCTCGATGAGCTTGCGGATCTCGGACTCGATGAGGCGGTACTTCATACCGCCCTTGAGCAGCCCGTAGTCGCGCTCGTCGAAGGTGCCGAGCGGGCCGGTGGGCAGCGGCGAGTCGGGGGCGATGATGCCGGACGCGACCGGGCGGAACTTCATCCGGCCGGTGCTGACGCGCCAGTCCTCCTGCGTGACGAACGGCAGGATGCGCTCGCCGAGGCGGGTCGGGTTCTCGATCTCGTCGCGGAAGCGGAACTGCGCGAAGGCGCTGATGTCCTCGGGGCGCAGGCCGTCGAACTGAGCGAAGTTGTAGCCAGCCATCAGTGGTAGTCCTCAGCGAAGCGGAAGCCACGCTGCTTGAGCGCGGCGACGACCTCGGCCTCGAGGCCGATCTGGGCGTTATCAGCGACCTTCGGCAGGCGGGCGGCGATGAAGCCCCCGGCGATCCAGATGCCGACCGGGGCCGAGCCGTTCACGAGGTCCACGGTGGCCTTGAGGATGCCGACGGCCTGAGCGTTGACGATGAGGTCGGCTAAGCCGTCGGCGTCGGCGTCGGCGGGGTCGTCAGCGACCTGCCATACGTCAGCGCCGGTCTTCTTGACGATGACGGTGCCGGCGCGGAGGTAGATGTGGCCGTTCGAGGCGGCGATGGTGCTGTTGTCGCTGGCCTTCTGCGCGACGAGCACGCCCCCGCTTTCGAGGCTCACCTGGTCGTTGCCGAAGGTGATGTTGACCGGACTAGGACCGAACGAGTGCGTCTCGCGTGGTCCAGGCCCGATGATGTGGGTCACTTCGTTAGCCATTCGTCACTCCTGGGATGTGGATGCGTTGGCGGCGCTGTTGCACCGCGTCCCTGTAGGCGTCGGAGGCGGCCTTGGGGTCGAACCTGCTGCCGCCTCGGTCCTGGGTGGTGCCTTGCGGGAGAGGGGTGTCGCTGGAAGGGCGGGCGTCGTCGTAGCGCTCGTACCAGGCGTCGTTGACGATGGTGTCGAAGTTGTAACGCTTATCGCCCTTGCGAAGCATGAGCCGGTCACCTTCGAGCTCGATGGTGTAACCGTCGTAGTGAAGGTACGCCTGGTGGCGACGAACGATGGTGTCGTCCCCGAAGCGCTCCTTGAGCTTGGCGCTGATCGCGGCCTCGCGCTCCTTGGCGGTGCGCTCGGCGAGGATCGCGCTGAGCTGGTCGCGCTCCTGTTCGACCTGTTTGATGCGCTCGGCGCTGCTCTTGACCTCGGATTGGGCGGCCTGTAGGTCGTATTCGAGCTCGGCTTGGCGCTTCATCAGGCGACGGATGATCTCGTCGCTCTCCCTGAGGCTGTTCTCGAGGGCTACGTTGGCGTCGTTGTGGTAGCGGGCGAGGACCTCGCGGGCCTCGCGGGACACGTAGCGCTTCTCGAGTTGCGCCTCGACGTACTGTTTACGGCTGACGGGTTCACCACCACCGCCGGCCCCGCCCTGGGGGTCGTCGGCCTGCTCTTGCAGGTAGGGCTTGAGGTGTTCCAGCATCGCTCCTCTCTCCTGACGCGGCTCCTGGCCGCGCCTCGCCTCGCTTGAGGCCGATGCATGAAGCGTATGAGTATGCAGGTGCGCTTCGCGGGAAAGTCACTCGGTTCGGGCGGTTTCGCCGTCCTGGTCGAGAATCCTCCCGTCCTCCTCAGTTTGTGGCATAGCACCACGGGGTTTGGCGAGTCGAAAGAGGTCGCGTAGCCACGCGAGGAGCCGCCCGAGGACGTTCACGCCGCCGGCCTCGGCGCGGGCCGCGCCCTGGCGATCTCGACCGCCTTCTCACCCTCAGCGTCGATGAGCTCCTCCTCCTTCTCGACCTCGACCGCGTTGATGCGGCGAAGCTCGTCCAGGCGCATCTCGAAGATCTCCTCGGCCTGCGCCCTGGTGAAGCCCGAGTCCATCAGCAGCTGCCGGATGCTGTAAGCGTTGGAGTCCAACAGCCCCTTCTTGTTCTGGTGCTCCTTGTCCTCGCTGATCGGCAGCCTCGGCGTGAGCGTGATCCGCACCGGGCGCTTGAGGATGAGCGACGCCGCCCGCGAGAGGGCGGGGTTGACGTGCTCGGTCGTCTCCCTGACCCTCTCTATCTGCGGGCCGTAGAGCACGCGGAGCGTCTGCGCGGGGATGTCCTGCACCGGCCGCTCGTTGAGCTCCAAGGGGCTCGTGCGCGTTACCGTCGCCACCGTGTCGACGAGGTCGGAGAGGCCGTCGAGGAACTGACGATGGTCGGCGGGGGATACCGACTGCATCTCCGGCGCATGCTCACCGGCGCGGTTCTTCGCGTTCCACACGTTGAGCCCGCCGCTCGCCTTGATGCGGTTCGCGACGTCGTCGCCGACGTTGGCGAGGAATATCTGCCGGAACGACTCGTCCTCGAGCGCCTTGAGGAACTTCACCCTCAGCGCGTCGTACTGCTTGAACACCTCGAGGCCGTCGAGCACGTCCGACTGCTCGGGTATCGTGTCTTCCTCGCGGTTGGGCACGTAGATCCACGGCATGTAGCGGAACGGGCCGCTCTGGTTCTTCGGCAGGGCGCGCCGCTTCCAGTCGCTGCCGTCCTCGCTCACGAAGTCGCGCCTGCTGACACGCGCGCGCTCGTCGTCCCATTCGTAGAAGCGAGCGACGTAGTACTTCTTCTTCTCCGCGCCCTCCTGGCGCTCGAACCCCTGCAACACCAACACGGCGCGTTCCTTCTCGGGGTCCTCGTCCATCATGATGCGCCTGGCGACGTGCGGCTTGTGCACCCGGTAGCGCTTCTCGCGGTCGGCCTCGATGATCTGAAGCCAGGCCGCGCCGTAACGCGAGGCGTAACGGATGAGGCGGCGGATGTCGGTCTGCGCGAACACCTTGGCGGCTTCCTCGTCGTCCAGCTCACCGCCTCCGCCGTCCTCGGCTTGCCTCACCGCCTTCACGCCCGAGGCCATCGCCATCGTCACCGTGCTGTGCACGATGGTCTTGCAGAAGTTGGTGTGGACCTTGAGGCGCTGCAAGCTGGCGGCGTCACCGAGCTCGCCCTCGACCGCCTCGGGCAGCTTGATCTCGTTCTCCCCCCTGTAGAACTTGTCGATCTCGTCCCACTTCTCGCGGGTAGCGTCAGAGTGAGCGTGCGTACCGCCGTAGCGCTTGAGCTCCTCGATGACCTGCTTGTCGGACAGTGGCATCAAGCCACCTCCCTCTTGCTGTACATGGAATAGTCCTTCGGTGGCCCGGCCCTGCGCCCCCCGGTGGGGATGTAGAGCGCCCCACCCTCGTCCCTCTCGCGCTCGTCCCATAGCGCCTGCACGAAGGCGTCGGCCTTGTTCGGCGAGCGCCCGAGTATCTCGCGGAGCTTCTTCTTCGGCGTGACGAGCAGCTTGCCGTTTCGGTACTCGGTACGGTGCGCCATGAGCTCGGCCTTCAGCTCGGCGTCAGGCGGGCAGGCGACCTTGCCCTGCTTGACGAGGATGCTGGCCCGCCAGAACGCGGCGGCTCGCTTGTTGTAGAACTCGGGCTCGCCGTCCTCCTCGTCGTTCCAAGCCGACTCGGAGGCCTTGAAGCGCTCCACACGGCAGCCATAGTCGTCGAGGCGGGTGCCGACGCCGGAGCCGACACCGATCACGTCGACGATGTACTCGGGCTTCTTGCCGAACAGTTGGTACACCTGGGCGGCTATCTCACGGTCCAAGCCGCGCCGCAGGTCCCTAGGGAAGTCGAACACGTTGAGGTTGCCCATCCGCCACATGGGGTAGGCGAGCGGCACGTCGCCACCCTCCTCGGCCGGGTCGAGCCCCACGCGGTCGTAGCCCCGGCGTTCTCGCTCCAGCTCGCGGATCTCGCCGTTCTTGTTCATCTCCAGCCAGCGCTCGAACATGCGGTCGATGAACGGGCTCGGGAAGAGGCCCGTCTGCGACTCGAGCGGGAAGTGGCCCATGCGCGAGGAGAGGAAGCGGCTGTCGGGCCGGAAGACGTGCAGCGGCGCGTCGGCGTGGCCTAACACGCGGTAGCGCTGGCCGCCGACCTCCACCCACTCGTTCAAGACCGGCTTCGGGTCCTTGATGTTGTCCTGTTGGTCGGTGCCGACGAGCGGATGCAGGCGGTAGAGGAAGTCGAAGAACGCCGGGTCGGGTTCGTTCCTGCCCGGCTCGAACTCGCCACGGTCGAGGCACTGGCTCTTGATGGCGCGGTCGATGGTGATGTGCGAGATGGCTCCGCCGGGGATGACCTCGCGACGCTCGATGACGTTCGGGTGGTTGAACGACGAGATGCGCACCACCGTGTACTCGCCGTTCGTGGCGCGGTCGGCGTAGGGACCGATGGGCTCGGTCGGGTTCCCGGCGACGACGATCTTGTTCGTCGCACCTGACGCCATGCCCTCGGCCGCGCGGTAGCGGGCCGCGTCCACACCCGGACCCTCGTCGATGGTGATGAGCAGGTTGGTGGCGTGACGACCGGCCGCGCCGTGCTGCTGCTCCTGCCCGACGCGCTTGGGTGGGGAGAGCTTCTCGACGAACCAGTCGGGCCGCACGCGCCACAGCACCGACTTCTCGCTGTACTCGCCCGGCATCGGGTAACCGTTGCGCTCGGCGCGGCCTATGAGCTCGAGCGCCTGCGCCCACACGGTCGATTCCACCGTCGAGGCGTCGGGCGCGGTCATGATCCACCTCGCGCCCTGTTCACGGCCCTCGTCGTCGAGCTGCGCCCCGACAGCGTCCATGAACCACACGCCCAGCGCGGCGAGAACATAGGTGTTGTGCTCGTAGAGATCGGTCAGGTAGGTGTGGTAGCCCGGCACCTCGATGGCCACGGTCATCTTCTGGCCCTTCGGCTCGATAGAGGCGACCTTCTCCCACCTGAGCGTCGGCGGCAAGCCGTACTCTCGCCAGTGGGTGTAGTTGCTGTTGGGCCTCCTTCGCCTCTGCTCGGCGCGGCGGTCTAGCGTGGCTTGGGCTGTCGCGACGCACTCGACCTGCGCCTCCTCCTTCCCGAACACGAGGCCAACGGTCGTGTCGAACCGCACGAGGTTCTCGGCGTCCACGACGTAGACGCGCCACGCCTCGCCGGTCCAGCGCGTACCGTCGGGCCGGTTGTAGCCGGTCTTGCGTTTGCCGATCCTGGCGCTCACACCCAAGCGCAGGAGGGCGTGCTGCATGTCGCGCACCATGTCCTCGCTGACGCTGGTGTACTCGGCGATGCCGCAGCCCTTGGATTTGGCTGTTGGCTTGCGAAGGTGGAAGCCGCCGTCACCAGCCCACAAGCGATTCACGAACATCACGAGCTGGTCCTTGGGCAGCCGCCACACGAAGTCAGGGAAGCGCACCGTATGAGAGTTGGCTCCGTAAAGCCCCATCTCCTTGAGTTGTCGCCCGAGGGGAGAGGACCATTTGAACGAGACACAGGGAACGCGGTCTTGCCATCGCATCTCGCGCCACTCGACGCCTAGGGAGTCGAGGCAAGCGGTGAACTCGTCCATCACGGGTCCGGGGTTCTGGTGAAACTGGACGTGACTCTTGGGGAAGCTGCCTTCAGCAAGCAAGTAAGCAACGACCTTGACGAAGGCGGGGTCTTGTCGCTCGTCGCCGAACGCGGGAAGTTCGGTCGGCACGGCTACGACGTCACCTTCGCGCAGATCGCGCACCGCTCGCCAGCCCGCCTCCCCGATGGGCACGGCGTTCGGGTTGCCGTGGTAGCCGAAGTAATCGGCGGCGTAGAGCGGGTGCTGCGCGTTGACAGTCACCCGGCGACCGCTCTCGGTCGTGACCTCGTACACGTCCTCGATGCGGTTCCAATCCGCCTTCGCATCAGCGGCGACGATGCAGCCACGCTCGTCGATGGTGAGGAGCTGGAACTCCTGACCGACGAGATCGGCAGCCTTTACGCGGCGGCCATCAGCCAGCGGAATCAGAGATTGTGACTCCGGGCACTTCCCGACGGCGTTGGCGGCCTTCGCCAGCACGCGGGAGCCGTTGACGACCGCCTCTAAGAGCCTGTTCTGGTCTTCGGTGAGCCTCTCGATGCCGAGGATGTCGTGGAAGTAGCCCCATGGGTCGCGGGCGTACTTCCTGCGCTCAGTTGAGTTCCGCCCATTTGTCTCGCTGTCGCTGTTCCGCAGCAAGGCGAGGGACGCTAGTTTCGACAACTGGTGCACGCTCCCAGGCCTTACTAACGTCTGCGAGGATGCGTTCGACCGCTTCGTCATCTGTCACCCCCATTCGCTTGAGGTGGCGAACGAGCTGCTTGCGCGTCTCCTTGGCGTAGGTCTGGATGAGCGTCTCGACGGCGAACACCGACAGGAACGCCTCGCGCTCGTGCTTGATGATCGCGTCGGTGAGGTCGCTGACGACCTTGAGGATGGTCACGCCGTAGGAGATGTCCTTGACCTTCACGGGCTTCTCGACTTTGAGATCGTCGACGAGCTCGCCCTTGCCCTGCTTCATGCGCTCTTCGCGCACCCTCTCGACGCCCATCTCGAGCGCGGCGTGAAGCTCGTCCATATCGGCGTCGGGGGCGCGCTCGCCCAGCGCTTTGATGGCCTCTTTCACGGCGAGGATGTTGTAGAGGGGGTGGTCGTGCAGGCCGCGCCGCTTCTTATCGAACGAGGCGTGCCACGCCCTGATCGCCGCAACGTTCGCCTCGTACTCCTCGAGAAAGTGCTCGAACAGGGCGCGGGCGGCGGCGAGCTCGGGGCGCAGGTTGAGCGGGTTGGGGTCGCTGAGGTGCTTGGCTATCTTCTCGGCGATCGATGGGTTGGTCATCGCGGCGTAGCGCATCTCGGCATGCGGCGTCGCGCCGCCATGCAGGTGGCACCGGCCGTAGCCCTTGTGGTTGGTGCCAGCCCCGGCCCGCTTGTAGCAGTAGCCCCATTTGCCCGCGAAGGGGCTCGGCGGCTTCCACTTGCGTCGCGCTAAGCAGTAGTAGTCACTCTCTCGCTTGGGTGGTTTCTGGTCGAAAACGTTGTCCTCGGGCGAAGGCGGGTTGTAACGCTCGTGCGCGTCGAGGTCGTTGAGAAGTGACCGCATACACGCCCTCTTACAGGATGTAGGCCCCTCCGCGCCCGAAAGTGGCCTCGGCGAGGGGCGGTAGCAGAGTCGGGGGTGGACATGGTGAGAGGAGGATGTTATCTTCGGGCCTAACAACCGGGAGGACAGGACGATGAGGATTGGGTTCTTCCACGAGCACAGCCAGGAGATGGTGGACGTGGGGCAAGGCGCCGGTTCGCGCGGCGCCTTGCTGACTTGCTTGCTTGCTGAGGTAGGCGCGTGAGCCGCCCGTCCGAGACGCTCGCCGACAGCGACATCCGCGACGCGCTACTCGCCGTGCAACCGGACCTCATGCCGCACCACCTGGACGCGCTGGTGCCGTGCGTGAGACTGGCTATCGACTGCGAGGTAGTGGGTAAGGCGTCGGAGGCGGTGGGCTGCCTGTACCGCGCCGCCTACTGGTCGTCGGTGAGACCCGCCGTCAAGCTGTTCAGGCCCGACCTGCTCGACCGCATCCACCTCAAGGCCGTGATACCCCTCGCGATGGCCGTATGCGAGCGGGAGGCCCAGAAGCCCCGTGAGAGCGAGCGGTTCTGGACCGACTAGATTCCCTCGGTTAGAAGCCCACAACCCGTAAGACGGGGAGCGTGAGGCCAGGGCGCCAACCTCACCCGCTAACATCAAGGGTGCTAGACCACAACCAGGAGGACAGGGCGATGGTCTACGCGGTCGAGCACGACGGCAACACCACCTTCATCCAAGCCAAGCCGCACCGGGCGCACTTCGTGGCGCGGGAGGTCGCAGGCGGGAACGGCTACACCCTCGAGCGTGTGGGCCGCGTCAAGGAGGTTCGCGCCCACGCCCGCGCCAAACGCCGCCTCGCCGAGCGCCGCCGCGCCTTCGAGTCGCTGGCGGAGGGAGGTGAGCGATGAGGACACGACTTCGTGACATCGCGCTGACCGCGTTCTTCACGTCCCTGTTCTGGGGCTACGTCTACTTCTTCCACATCCGGGGCTGACGTGCGCGTTCTCGAGCTTTTCAGCGGCACCGCGACCCTCTCCCGCGTAGCTCGAGAGAGGGGGCACGCGACGTTCACGGTGGACCTCTACGAGCCGGCGGACCTCCAGGCCGACGTGCTCGACCTCACCGCAGGCGACCTGCTCGACGCGACCGGGTGGGACCACATCGACATGCTGTGGGCCTCACCCATCTGCACCGGCTTCTCCATCGCAGCGGTCGGCAAGTCGTGGCACCACCCCGAGCCGGGCGTCTACATCCCGAAGTCAAAGACGGCCGAGCTCTCCCTGGCCCTTCTCGAGCGCACGTTCCACCTCATCGAGCAGCTGCGGCCGACGGCATGGTTCGTGGAGAACCCGCGCGGCATGGCCAGGAAGATGCGCGTGGTGCAGGGCTACCACCGCGAGACCATCACCATGTGCCAGTACGGGGAGCGCAGACAGAAACCGACGGACATCTGGACGAACACGCTCTGGCGGGGTCGGCCGATGTGCAAGCGCGGCGACCCGTGCCACGAGGCCGCCCCGAGGGGCGCGAGGACCGGCACGCAAGGCATCAAGGGGGCGCTCGCCAGGGCCAAGCTGCCCGAGGAGCTGTGTCGCGAGGTCATCGAGGCGAGCGAAGCCGCGCTGCTGGCGAGGGCCGCGTGACCCGCACGATCCCCTGGCCCGCCGACCTCCTGTGGGCGCTGGTGCATCACGGCGGCGCTCACCTGGGCGGCGTCACGCACGCCGTAGCCGACCGGCTGTGCCGCGACGCCGCAGCCCTTTGTGCCCGCTCCAGGCGCACGCAGAGGGCGATAGGCAAGGTGCTCGACAGTGGCCGCTACAAGACGCATCTCAGGAACGAGCTCATCGAGTGGTTCAACGAGGAGATCGAGTACCGGCGCGGCGTCCTCGACGGTGTGCTGCCGCTCGCCGAGGCGCTCACCGCCGCCGTGAGGCGCGACGAGGAGCTATGGCGGCGCTACGACGACTTCCGCTTCTCCGAGACCGTGCAGAGGGCGATCAGTGACCAGATTTTCGACCGGGAGTTCGGGGCGTGAGGGTCATCAGCCTGTTCTCGGGCACCGGCGCGTTCGAGCTAGGCTTCGAGAGAGCCGGGTTCACCACCGTCGGCCAATGCGAGATCGACCCGCACGCGCAGGCCGTCCTCAAGCGCCACTGGCCGACCGTGCCGCTGCACGGTGACATCACGACCCTCAAGGGCGACGCTTTCGGCCCCGCCGAGGTCGTGGTGTGGGGAAGCCCATGCCAAGGCCTGTCTCTGGCTGGCCGCAGGGCTGGCCTCGAGGACGAGCGCTCGGGCCTGTTCACCGAGGGCATCAGGTTCATCAGGGAGTTGCGACATGCCACTAACAACCAGTACCCCCGCTTCTCCGTCTGGGAGAACGTACCGGGAGCCTTCTCGTCCAATGCCGGTCGTGACTTCCGAGCAGTTCTCGAAGCGTTCCTCGAGGCCGAGGTTCCAATGCCTCGATCTGGCAAGTGGGCCAACGCCGGAGTGGTCAGAGGGAACGGGCGCGAGGTGGCCTGGCGCGTCCTCGACAGCCAACATTTCGGAGTCGCCCAACGACGCCGTCGCGTGTTCGTTGTCACAGATCTTGGAGGCCAACGCGCCGCAGAAGTACTTTTTGAGTGCGAAGGCGTGCCGGGGCATCCTCCGAAGGGCCGAGCGCCGGGGCAGGGCATTACCGGAGCCCTTACGGGAGGCGCTAGTAGCAGCAGCGCGGGAAACGTAGACGACAACCGCGCCCAAGCGGGGTTCGTCGTGCCGGTGCTCGGCATCAGTCAGGAGTTGGACGCGGAAGCGGAGTTGATCGGCACCCTCAAGCGCGACTCACCGACTGGCGGCGGGTCCAAGCCGATGGTGGCCGTCGCGCCGTTCGACCTAGCCCAGATCACCAGCCCCCACAACCGCAACAAGGTCGAGTTCGGAGCGCCAGCCAACCCCCTGACAGCCAGCGGGTTCTCCGACCCGTGTGTCGCGCTCGCCTTCGCGGAGAACACCCGCTCCGAGGTGCGGCTAGAAGGCGGCGACGGGCAGCGGACGGGCGCTCTATCGACCGGCGGTGGCAAGCCGGGACAGGGGCAGCCGGTGGTGGCCTTCGCCATGCGCGGCAGGGCCGAGGGGAACGTGCCGGAGGCCAGTGGCGAGCGGGTGAGCGCCCTGCGCGGCTCGTCGGGCGGCTCCACGCGGGACATGGTGGCGACCCGCTATGCGGTGCGCCGGCTCATGCCCGTGGAGACAGAGCGCTTACAGGGGATGCCTGACGGGTGGACAGAACTCGGTCATTACGTTGAGCAGGCCACGGACCGCGACCGGCTCTGGAATGCCAAGGAGCGAAGGCGTCCGACCCCCAAGGAATCGGACGTAATCATCCGCAAGATCGCCGACACACACCGCTACCGCCTTTGTGGCAACGCTGTCACGGTCAACGTGGCCGAGTGGTTGGGCCACAGGGTCGCGGCGGCGCTCGCGGCCGAGGAACTCGAGGACGCCGCGTGAACGCCGACGACGCCCGCGCCATCATCCGCGCGAACCTCGACACCGGGAGGACTGGATGATAGTAACAGCGGAATCAGCCAAGCGACGCTCGGACGCCAACCTCGAGCGGCACTTACGCGAGCGGGCAGCCGAGTGGAGAGCCGAGCGGGAGCGGCGCGAACAGCGCATCGCCAAGGAGGGTGAGGCGCTGACCAGCACCCGACGCGGCAGGCGCACCCTGCGCCGAATCGGCGCGAAGATCGAACGCGCCATAGACAAGGGCCATCACCGCGTCACCGTGGATGTCCGCCGCGGCGAGGAGCGGGCCATAGCGCTCCAGCGCTACCTAGAGTCGCTCGGCTACCACGTCAGCCGCGCCAGCAACCCCCGCATCACCGTACTGACCGTGTGTTGGGACGGCGAGTAGGGATGATCCGAGCCAAGCCGACGATGGAGTGGGGGAAGCCCCCGAAGAACGCTTGCAAGAAGCCGACGAAGTACCTGCTCGTACTCCAAGCCCTGTCTGAGCACCCACAGCGGTGGGCCAGGCTCGGACAAGGAACGTTCGGGCAGATGGAGGCGGTGCGTAAGCGCCTCAACTTAGTCGCCGGGTTGAACAGGTGCGAGGTGGAGGTCACCTGCCGCAGCGTGGACGGGAAGGGCCGGAAGAAAGCTGTGTGGGCCAGGTGGATCGACGGCCCCAAGCTCGACTTCAAGGCGAAGCTGCCGAAGTTGGTATGGCACGACCCGCCCAAGGGTAAACAGTTCAAGAACCGCGAGTACAAGGTCAGCAGGTACATGGACATCGCCAGGGCGCTCGTGGCTCGCCCTGGCGAATGGGCGCGCATCAAAGGGGCGGCCCCCAACTACGACTCAGCCTACAGCCGGGCGGTGCGGGTGCGTTACGCCGTCGCCAGGCTCAACGCGGAAGCCGAGGTGACCGTCACCTGCTCGGCCGACGGCTACGAAGCGTGGGCACGCTGCGCCCCGCGGAACGACGCATGAGCGCCGTCAGGTTCACGGGCGAGAACCACCGTGCTGCGTTTCGCCTTCCCGTCGATGGGCGAGGCGGCGATGCGGGAAGGCCGCCTGCCGGTCGTCGTCAGCACGGCTCGGGGTCCGGCGCGCCGCGGGATTGGGTCGTGACGGCACGTTCGAGGTCGTCGATCAGACCGAGTTCATGAGGAGGCAATGGTGAAGGTATCCCAGGAGGACGAACGCTACACGCTGGTCGAGCTTCTCATGCAGCTCGGCGCTCGCTTCGAGGACGCCGAGTTACACGCAACGGGCGGTGTGACGCTGAACCTGGAGGACGGGGGGCGAATCTCGATCCCCGTAGACGCGGTCGGCTGGGTGAACGCCGTGCTGCGATTCGTGCTGGACCAACAAGCCGCTAACGAGGGTCGCCAAGTACCCGAAATGGTCACGACACCGCCGTTCCGTTGAGGAGCGGGACGTGTGCGATAACACCGTGGGTATGACGGGTCAAAAGCCGTGAGGCTCATCATCGCCGGCGGTCGCAACTTCCCACCGAACCTCGCCGACCGCCTGGTCGCCGCCGCCATGAACCGCTTAGGCATCAAGCCCGACGTGGTGGTATCAGGCGCAGCGAGGGGCATAGATCAAGCGGGGGAGAGGTGGGCGGAGGCCAACGGCGTCGCCGTCGAGCGCTACCCCGCCGATTGGGACGCCCACGGCAGGGCGGCAGGCCCCATCCGCAACCGCTTGATGGCCGAGAACGCCGACGCTGCCGTGGTGATATGGGACGGCGGCTCGCGTGGTAGCAAGAACATGATCGCCGAAGCGAAGAAGCGCGGCCTCAGGGTCGTGGAGGTAGTGGTGACGAGCGACAGGGCCGTCTACATGGAGCACGCGGTCTGATACACTGCCCTCGGCCCCGCAAGAGGCCATTCCCCCAACGCAGAAGCCCCGGCCCCCCCCTAGCCGGGGCTTCTGTCATGAATATCGAAAACCCGGCTTGGGGTTCTCATGGTGGAGGCTGCGGGATCGAACCGCGTCCGAGCTTGAGGAGCCCGTCTAAGCCAGGTAGCCCCCAAGAAATGACAGGGACCAGGGCTAACCCTGGTCCGAGTACCAACAGGGTAGCGCATCTGCTGAAATAAGTAAACCCTGCCCCCAAGAAAATGATCGTGGGCGTCCAGGTCGCTCACCTGCTGGATGTCGTCCTGCTGCCCGCAGGCATTGCAGGTGCTCCCCCAGCTACGCCTTAGTGACGCGGTGCCCTCGATGCGCCCACGATTGATGAGAGTGTAGCACATCTGCTGAGATCAGGAAGCGACCACTTAGACTGGGGACCTATTCGATGGGGGCCTGTTTCAGAAGGGGTGGGGGTAGCCGTAGTTGTAAACGGTCATGGCTGTATACGGTCACGGTTGTGAGCGGGAACGAGGTATCGGCCCGGAAGCGCGAGGGGGGTGACATGGTCGCCGGAACCAGTGAAGCAGGAAGGCGATGCTCGTGGACCTCGGGGCCACCTACGCATCGCCTTCCTGTACATCCCATCACCCTGTCCTACCTGGTTGTGAGATGAGCATACCATGAGCGCCGAGCCTGGGAACGCATGACCACTTAGAGGGGGGTCCCTTTCGACCGGGGGCCGTTCGCGGAAGGGGGGGTCGTTCCTGGTCGTGGAACGGTTGGGAACCGCGTAACGAGGAGCATGTGGGGACTCCTGGTCCTGGAGCAGTTGAAAATCGCGAAACGGGGAACATGAGAACTGTGTGGGGGCCTGAAACGGTTGGGAATCGCGGAACGGGGAGCATGAGAACTGTGTGGGACAACATCCCCCACGCCCCGCCTCGCCCGGGCTGTGTCGCCTCAAGCTTGGTCCCCCATTGACATTTGGGCGCAATTGTGGTAAGGGCCGCCGATCGCCGGGATCGCCGCTGGACCGGTCAACGCCGCCGTGCTATAGTACATACGAGCCGTGCACTTACCGCGCGGCAGAGAGGAGAGGACCATGAAGGCTATCGCTTACGCCTACCACGCTGACTTGTACTGCCCGGATTGCGGCGCAGACCTGCCCGACGTGGACCCCGAGGGCAACGAAAAGGCCGCGGTTTTCCATGGTGAGAGCATCGACTATATCCCTTATTGCGCCGGTTGCGGGCTGTGCATCGAGGGCTATTCACTCACCAAGGAGGGCGTGTGGAGCGCTATCGATTTTCTGGTCGAGGCCGCCTTGCGCCTGAACATCGGCACCAGCGATGACGCGATTGAGGACGCGCTGCGTTACCTTCAGCCTTACGGAGAGCACTTGACTGTTGGTGAACGGTGCCTTATCGAGGCGGTCTATGCGGGCGATGACGGCGCCGCGTATGCCATTGCCAAGTACTACCGAGAGGTCGACGGCGATGACGTGATTTGCCTACCGCGGCCGCTCCAAGAATATTGGCCGTACCTCTGACGGCACGGCCTAGGCCCGGCGCCGGTCAGCCTACGGGCTGACCGGCGCCGTTTTGGGGACAGGTCGCCGGGCCGCGGCGGGCGGGATCGGGGCGGGGCGGGGCGGGA